GCCTGATGCGTCCTTCACCAAGGTGAGTGCAGCAACGTCTTCAGCAGGAACAGCAGGGTTGGTGACGTAAATGACATCAAGGGTGTCAGTTACCTTTCCAGGCTGTTCAAAGGTCTGGCTTGCAGTCAGGCGGTCATCAGCAACAGTTGCCTGGTCTCCACCTGGGTTCCAGCCATCAGGCGTGAAGTAGTAGGTCAGGTCCACACCGGCGTTGAACTCTGCAACGGTTGGACCGTTAGCACCAGCGATAGTGGGAACCCACTGAACAATGTAGTTTTCGTCCGTTGGGACGGCGGTTGGGATGACAGTAGTCATATCCATTACTCCTTATTTGACTTTTCCACGGGCTTTTTGGGGTTTCCTTCGCCGTCCGGCGCAGGTACAAAGTGCTTTGGTGCGCGTGGTTGGTCCACAGGCTCCTTATCAAGCACTTCATAGTTCTTGGGGTAAAGCGTTACCAGCTCAGTGGGAACGTCATATTCATGCTTTGTGCGAAGGTCACGCACGCGAATGAAGGCCATATTTTCTCCTTTGTAGTGACCTAGGCAGGCGTTGATGAAAGTGTGAATTCATCCACCGCATAGAACACGGGTGGCAACACGTCTTTATCCATGCGGACAGACTGTGACATTTCAGCCCGCACAGGCCAGCAGTTACGGCCAGCAATAGTGGGCTTGAACCCCAGAAGCTGCGTGTAAACCTTTTCAGCAACTGCCTGGGCTTGTTCTGCTGAAGTACCAACAGAATGAATGGTGAAAGTGAAGTTTGCACGGGTCTGTGACGCATTCAAGCGTTCAACTTCGCGCTGTCCCTGGTTGGTGTAAACCACACAGTAGGCAGGCGGTACAGCAGCACCGTTAGTGCTTTTCACTTCAGAATCAAAGGTCTTATTGACCAGGGCAGAATCTGCACGCAACCGGGCAAGAATTGCCTGTTTATGTTCAAGAATCACAGTGAATCCTCCACTGCTTTCATAAGTCCATCAACGAAGTCTTGTTCGTTCTTATCCAGTGCAGGGCCTAGGTGCTTCACAGGTGCGTTGTTCACTGATCCATATTCAAGGATGTTTCCAAGCGCACCCTGTGGGCCAGTCTTGTCAGGGCCAATGACGGCACTAACTTCAAAAGGCAGCTTGTACCGGATGTCATAGTTGATAGAACGGGGATAATTACGGGCGTAGTTGATACCAGTAGCAAACTTGCGGGCATCATCTTTGACCTTGCGGGCAGTGACTTCAACAGCCTTCTGCACGTTACGGGTCACACGGGCTGAAGACTGGCCAAGGTCAGCAGCTAAAGCATCAAGTTCAGAAGCATCAAACTGAATCATTGAGTTACTTCAGTCACTGGGAACCGGCGGGCCGTGGCCTGGCTTTGGTGGTGTCCCCCAGCGATTCTGAAAGTACGTCCCACAAGGGTGGGGTCATTTTCAGAAGAAGTAATTGTTACCACGTCATTCACGCGGACACTGCCTGAAGTAGCAATGGGAAGTGACAGCATCAGTTGCTGTTCAATCAGGACACGTGAACCGGATTCAGAATCACGGGCCACAGTGCCCGGCATAGTCAAACGGCACACGCCGGAATACTGCTGGGCAGTAGTGGGCACACTCTCAAGCGTTTCAGCATTGATAGATTCACCGGTCTTGCGCGAAATGGTGCAGGCATCCACCATGAGTGATTCAGCAAAAGTGCGGCCCATCAAGACCGCTGCCTGTGCGATACTCAACGGGATTCCGTAACAAACGCGTTTGCCCCAAACATTGTCCGCAAAGAATCAATGTTGCGCTGTGACAGTTCCATTCCGGTCTGTTCAGCACCTGAAGCAAAGGAAACTTTGAAGTCATCCAAAGCAACGGATGACAGGCCACCAACAGTCATACCCAGTTTCAGTTCCAGTGGGATCAGTGCTTGAGAAACCAGCACACACGTCCACCGCTTCAACATTTCTGGGGAAGTTGCAAAGCCATAAGTAAAGGTCACCACTGCTGGTTCGTCACCATCAATCTTGATGGCGTCATCACGGCGGGTGAATGTTACGTTCAAGCCATTCCGGGTGACGGACTGAATATCAACCACAGGGTGCTGTGGAAGGTCAATCCATCCGCCAACCGGATAGGCCGTGAACTCTGACGTTGATTGGGGGAAGACTTGCTGTCCACCAAGAACGTCATCACGCAGGTAGGTGGAAGCATCCGCAAGCAATGCGGTGACCCAGGTACGTTCTGGGGCCGTGAAGACACGGTTCAGACGCGTTTCAAGGTCTGTGTATGTTGCGAATGCTTCCACCATAATTCCTAACGTTTAGCCCAAAAGGGCGGGGTTGTTAGCTGCTATTAGGCAGCGGGCAGCCAGGTCTGAACTGCGGTTGCACGCAGAACCTTTGCGCCGTATACGTTCAGCGAACGAACGTAGTCAGCAAATGCCAACTCCATGCGTCCAGCTTCAGTCTTTGCAATTTGGCCAACGTAACCAACAGAAGGACCGTGGTAGCCAATAGCGGCTGGACGGTTGCTGGTGTGGGTAAGAAGGCTGTGTTCGATAACAGTGAAGCCAAGCAGGTTGCCCAGGACACCGTTGCGAAGCTCACCGTCAGAACCTGCGGTGTTTGCGCTGGTCAGCTTGGAACCTTCTGCAAGCAGAAGCGAAGCGAACTCAGGCGAAACAGCAAGGTAACGCTGCGAAGCAGGAACCTTTGCCTTGCCAAGTGCCTGACGGATTGCAACAACTGCTGCAAACGCGTGTGCAGAAGTGGTGATTGCAGTGGTTCCAGCGGAAGTACCGTTTGCCTTCATCTGTGCAATGACGTAGGACTCAGAGTCTTCAGCAAGCGCACGGCCAGCGTCAGCGGTTACAGGCTCAAAAGAACCAGCAGCCTGAACGCGGTCAATGTCATCAACCTTGAAGCTGAAAGCCTTTTCCTGGTTGATTGCAAGTGACTGAGTTGAATCAGCAAGTGCATCAATGGTCAGGGTACGGGTAGAACTGTAGTCCTGAATTGCAGGGGTGGTGATGCCAGTAATCTTGACAATGTTGCCAGCGGCAATTTCGCCTTCGTACTGCTTGTTAAGGGTAGGGATGATGGCCTGCGAAGCCTTGAAGTTCTCAAGGATTGCGGAAGACCACAGGGTGGGGATGAAGTTGCTGATAGCCATTTGGCTACCTCCTTATGTGTGGATTAGTTGATTCCCAGAAGCTTGTTCAAACGTCCTGCACGGCGTGCAGCGTTGACTTCTTCAGGGGTCATGGATTGAAGGTCTGATTCAGAAAGCTGTGACGGGGTAGCTTCTTTGCCCTTCACGCCCTGGTCTGCGTTCCCGTCAAAACGGGTCCTTGGTGCAGAAGAAAGGTGTGGCTTACGGGCTAGAAGTTCGTCAATAGCGTCTTCTAAAGCGTCAGAATCAATTTCGCCGTCATCTCCAACTTCAAAAGTTGATAGATCAATGTAAAGCTGTGCATCTGACGGGTCTGCCAGTTTTCCCTTGGCTGCTGCGCGAAGTTCAGAACGCAGGATGCGTTCATTGGCTTTGCGTGTGGCTTCAATCGTTGCTTCACGTCTTGCAGCATCAAGTGCCTGTTCTTCAGCAGGCTTTGATGCAGATTCAGCTTCAGCTTTGATTCTGTCCAGTTCAGCTTTCAAGTCCTTTGCTTCACGGATAGCAGCGTTGCGCTTTGCTTTCATGGCATCAAGGGCTTTTTTGCCCGCATCACCCAGGCTGGTTTCAGCGTCTAGGTCATCCGTAGCAGGGGCATCAGCAGTGTCAACGTTGATGGTTTCATCAACTGTTTCTTCTGCTTCAACTTCAGTGGCGGTGATGGTTGTTTCTGACATCAGGAATTGCTCCTTGTGTTGGTGAATGCCGCATTGCGCGACACAACCCGCAGTTAGAAGCGGGAAGTCTAAAGAATGCCCAGAACGCGTGCCAGATTCAGCACGTTGGGACTTGCTTTGGGCAGTTTGGCAATTTCATTTGCGTAGTTGCCTTCAAAGATGGCCAACTGTTCAGGGGTAACTGTTTTCGTTGGCGCATAAAGGTCAGCTGAATTCATACCCACTGAACTGGGATAAATTCCCAGACGGGCTTGGTCAACTTTGTATTTGGCGTCATACAGTCTGCGTTCAGCAGCTGTCATGGTGTACCGGTTCAATGGATCACGCACGCCGGTTGCGCGGGCCGTTGCTATCGCATCTGATGCAGCACGGGCTTTCCCGCCCTTACCCAGTTGGCCAAAGCCTTCTGCGTAACGTCCCAGAATGTTTCCACCTGGAACTTGTGGGCCAGTTATGTAGCCGTGATATTTCAAGTTTTCAATAGCAATTTCGCGGGTTGATGTTTTGGAAAGGATGTCATCAACGGTGCGCTTTGTTGGCGTACCAAACTTCAGGTTTCCTTTAGCAGTTCCAAGGCCACGCAGCTTCACGTTCATCACGCGGTAGATGTCCGCCCCATATTCACGGATTGCTTGCGATTCACGCTTACCAAAGACACTTTCCTGGTCTTTGATGCTCAGTGAATTGAAGTATTCATAAGGGTCTGTCCGCATATCGCCTGCAACGTTTTCAGAAGCAGGAATGTGAATGCAGTCACACTTGTCATGGCGTTTGAAGCCTTCATTCCATCTGAACCATTTGCCAGCCAAGATGACACATCTTGAACAGGATGGAGTGTTCAACATACGGACAAAACCGCCAACTTTAGGCCGTTGGATGATGTCCGCAGAAACCACGCTGCGGGACGTATCTGCCATCACTGTAAGCAGTGTCCCAGTGAGCCATTTTCCGCCCGTAGAAAGGGCTTCAGTGGCTGTTGCGCCACCTGCTACAGCCACCTTTGAACGAATCACAGCAATATCAAGCAAGGAATCCATTGCCCGGCCATCAGGTGCATACGCAACAAAGGCTGAAGGAATGATTTGACCTACAGATTCCAGTGACTGCCCAGTTTCAGCAAGCACCCTGGGAGTGTATGAAGCAGCTGAAACAGCTGCCGCCATACGTCCAGTCTGAACAAACGCCAACATTTCAGGACGAATAGTGCGCCAAGAAGTGTCAAAGTCAGAACCCATCCGGCCCCAAAGCTTCTTAGCCCCAGAAACGGTGGAAACGCTTATCTTCTGTTGAAGTAGGTAGTGGTCAGTTGCCGCTTGTGGTATTTGCAATGGTGTTCAGCTCCCGGTTAGCAGCAGCAAGCTGTGGGTCAAACATTTCTGCCTGGGCCATAGCGGTCACACGCTCAACTTCAATGGGGTCAAGTCCATCAAGTTCCATCAGGTATTCAAGCGGGTAGCCAAGTTGCTTCTTCTTCAAAAGTGCATCAGCAAGTTGTGCTTCTGAACGGATTTCAGGGTTCATCCAAGAAATAGTTGCCAGACGTGCTTGGCGTGCAAGTGCCTGGTCACCCATAGCAAGTGCAATCAAGCGGAAGATTTCACGAATCTGTGGACCGGCGAAGGTTTGGAATTCAATAACCTTCTTGGTCAGACCCACTTCAGCAGCCTTCAGGCCGTCACCAGAGACATTAGAAATGCCCTTGTTGGCTACCAGGTATGTTGGCGGGGTGCGGGTCTGTGCAGCAATGTGGCCAACAGCAAGTTCAATCACGTCAGTGAAGACATCAAGCTTGGCAGCATCCCACTGATCAACACGGGTGTTGTCACCAGTCAGCCAGGCAATGCGCTTTTCGCCCAATTCCTTCATGTCTAAGGACTTTGTGCCAATTTGCTTGCCGTCAGCGTCCAAGACTGGAATCTGTGGTGGCTTCTGGCCTAGAACTACACGTGCAGGCATGGAAGCATAATCTGCTGCAAGGAACAGGTATGCCCACAGCAAGTTGATTGCGTCCTGCATAGGGATAACGCCCTGAATTTCAGAAACAGGGTCACCCTTGAGTGTGGGACGGTTAGCAATCTCAACCACTGGAACAACACCCATAGGGTTGTTCAAAGGCCAAGATTCACCAGCGATTTCACGGGGCTTCCAGCCACCACCTGAAGCGTTGTGCTTGGAACGGCCCTGTTGTGCCTGTGACTTGTTTTCGTCAAGTATTTCTGACCTGCTGCGTTCAAACTTCCACAGTGCGTCAGGGGTGTAAAGGGTTGCAAACTCAGTCTTGTCATCAACCCAGGTCTTCAACGCAGCCTTACGGATGCGCGGGTTAGCCCAGTCATATTCAATTTCAACGTTGGAAGGATGTTCCCAGGTCACCTGTGGTGAATCTGATTCATCACCCCACACAATGACAAAAGAAGTTGCAGCAGCAAACGTGGTCACAAAACCCTGGCTGGACTGCATATCCATTTCATTCAGCTGCCACTGTTCAAACAGCAAACGGCCAGCCTGAGTGGAATCATTGATTTTGATTCCAGTCATCTTGACACGTTCAGCTTCAGCGTTCACCACAGGGGCACACCAGTTATCTGAAAAGCCTGCATAGCGGGAAGCATTAGCCTTACGCCATTCATCAGTTGCGAATGACAAGGGCTGTGCGCCCTGGTAATACTCCTCACGCGTCTGAATAGCTGGGCGGCGTGCGTTCAAGCGGGTATAGATCCGCTGAACTAGCCGGATAGCTTCTTCAGCGTCCATTGTGGCTCCTTATAGGTAGACATAATTTTCTTCATCCGCTTGCACACCAGCGGCAAGCGCGTCAGACGCAGCTTCATGTGCCAGAACTGATGACATTGCAAGGTCAATTTTTTGTGTTTCAGATGCTTTGAAAATCAAGTAACGCTGGTTTGGTCTTGCAACTTCAACAGCATTGCGAATATGAACCCCCACAGTTTCATCAGCGTCATGTGTGAACGTTGATGAATCAAGCAACACGTCTGTTTTGAATCTCTCCAAAGCAGCGTGCATCTGTGCTGGGCGGTATGTCTCCCAACGGAATACGCGTTTTGGCCACCGTGATTCAAGCTGGTCAATCTCTGACTGCCAATACGGTGGGTCACAATAAGCGCGGACAACATCAAACTGTGAAAACAGTTCGTCAAAAGCGGCCATAACTTCCAGGCGTGGAATACGGCCACCAAATTCTTGCGGGTTCCAAATAGTTGGACGCCCATCATGGTAGGTAGGTGTGAACTGGTAACCATCCAAGGTTTCAGCCCTAATGCCAGTCCAGTCATCCACGTCTGAACCGTCAAAGCCCAATACAATCTGTGTACCAGCAGGCACTTCAGAAGGTTTAGCTTTCAACTGCCAAGCAGCGAAGTCCAGCCATGCACCAGAACCGGCAACAACACGGTTACCAAAGAAGCGTTCAGCTTCAGCCCGGTCCTTGACCATCAATTCAGCTGCTTCAGCTTCCACAGCATCAATAGACACCCAGGGTGCGCCTGCATAGTTGAACTGCATGATTTTCCGGCGGTCACGCTTGTCACCAAAACTTAGATTGGTAGGTGGCTGCCTGAAATCCTTGTTGATGTCCTTAGCTACAGCTTCAAAAGTGCGCTGCGCTACAGAATCCTGTGCAGGGTCCCAGGCATTAGTGGTTTCAATAGCCCGGCCACCCATACCTGCAAGACCACGGCGTTGAGTGGTTGCAAGCTTGTGGCCACCATTGGACTTCACCCACAAACCAGTTTCATCCTGGGGTGCGAAAGTTACACGCTGGCCCAGACGTGAATTGGCTTTAGAAGTAACCACGTCAATACGGCCACCGTTAGGCAACCGGATGAATTCTTCACCCGTGTGGGGGATAAGTTCAGACAGCGGGCCAAGTTCAATCATTGGCCTAAGCGCGTCATAAGTGTTGTCAGTCTGGTCTTCAGAAGTTGCAGTGATCTGAATAAGTGGTGTTGACCAGGTGCGGCCCATAGGTTCACCAGCCTGATATTCATAAGACCAGCCACAACCGCAACCAAAGTCACGGCAGTCATACACGTCACCAGCTTCAGCAAACCCGTCAAACAAGACAGGGCCTACAGCTTCAGCGCAAACAAAAGCACCAATAAGTGGAGACTTGCCCCATTTCTGGGCACGCACCAACTGGGAACGGCGATACACAAAAGCATCAGCCTTCTGGCCAGCAACAGCAGTGGGCTTCACCGTGTAATGGTTCGCCACAAACTCAAGCTGTTCAGTTCCCAAAGTGAAAGGCAACCCACGGTTATCACCGTCAGGAATTACGCAATGCGCTTCAATCCATTCAGGAACAATGAACATCCGCCCATCAAACACGGTCAACCACCGCAAGGCGTGCCCTGGCAGAAGAAGCAACCTTCTTCAAAGGTTCAACGCGGCGGTTAGACAGTTCATCTTCAGATAACTTCCAACGCAGCGAAGCCATCCCAGGAATAGACAGACCCAGTTCACCTTCCATGCGAAGGACAGCAGTCTTCAAACCAGCAGAAGCTTCAAGCTCAGTAGATTCCAAGAAGGCACGAACATAAGCAGCAATCTGATGCGTCAAGCCAAGCTTTTCCCACATAACTGCCTGTGGCTTCTTCCAAAGAATTGCCCACAAATCCAGTTCAGGTTCAGATGCAACAGCAAAAGGCCATGCAGGGGTTTCACCAATACGGCCTTCAGCGGGAAGGGTAATCCATCCCTTGTCATCACTACGGTCACGCCGTAAAGCATTAGGGTCAGGCGAAGGGCCAGACCTTGCACGCGCTCCACCAGAAGCCATTTCGTTACCTCCCCGCATTGCGCGGCATTGGAAATGGGGTTCATTGCGAACACCCCAGAAAACTTTTGAACCCGGCGCACTCTTTTTTCTCCTCCCCGGCGGTACGGCGAAGATATGTGTTTGGGGGTACTCCCCCACCCCTATAAGGGCCGGTTGTTCCATCCACCTGGTTGGTTAGTGGCTGTTTCACTGTCATGGCAGTGTTTGCACAGTCCACGCCCATATTGTGAATGGTTTGGGTCTAGACCTAGGTCTATCAAGTCTTTGCGTGAGTGTGGGAAGTGGTCTGCCACTGTTGCTTCACTCATGTTGCATAGGACGCAGATGGGGTCACGGGTTAGGACTGCGGTTCTGAACCGTTGGTGTCCTTTGCTTGTGTATCCGCGTTGTGTAGATGTTCCACGCTTCTGGTCTGCTTGCTTCATGTGTGTGTAGCAGCGGGAACCTTGTGTGCGGGGGAAGATGTTGGGGCATCCGCTTACTGAACAGACGCGCATTAGTCGAAGTCTTGTGGAGTGTAGGACTGTAACGCCCAGTCAAGTAGGCCAGTGACGGCGTAGACAGGTGTTCGTGGTGATCTGTATATCTGAATGGCTGTGTCTACGCGGCTGTAGTCATCTACTGTGTCAATGCCGCAGGTAATCACCCAGTGTGGGGCGTATAAGTCTTCACCTAGTTCGTCACTGACGTGGGCTTGTATTGCTTCCATCAGTGCTAGGTAGGTTGCGGTTGACATTGCTTCCCCTGGCTAAGTTTGTGTGACCGGCCCTGGGACATCCAAGCTTGTTACCCAACGAGAAAGCCCATCAGGTGATGCCGGAACCGGTCTTGGTGAAGTGGTTTGCAACCCGTCTTTACCCATACAAAAGCTCCACACCTTGCAATGTGGGCAGCCCTAGGTCTTTCACTTAACGCCTAGGTACTAATACAGCCATGAAAGCGGCTGTATCGCGCTCATTAGGGAATCGAACCCTATTCCTGCCCGGTATCAGTGGGCTGCTCTGCCAGTGAGCTAATGAGCTGCCAGTAGACACACCATACGGTGCAACTTGCTGGACATTATGAGTGGCTTCACTCACGTGAGGTGGACTACCGGTCCTAAAATGCGTCAGCTATCAGGTCCGCGTAGCCCAAGTTTGGGGCAGTTGTTTATGCAAGGCAGGGCACAACTACCAAAGCCTGTTGCTGGCTCTCAACAGCAAGAAGGGGGACCGGTGCGGTGACCCTGTTGGGCGTGGCTATAGCCGCCCTTTATATGACGGCAGTGCCTTATGTGTGGCCCTAAGTGATGGGTGCTTCACACACCGGTCTTAGAAGGTGGGCTATCAACGGGGGGAATGTTAGAAACAGCTATCCATCTTCTAGTTACTACTGTTCACCTTTTCCGGGATTATTTACACCCCTAATGTCACGGCGTGTCATCATGCAGTTATAGACAGTTCCTGACCGGATTCAGGGTCTTGAATGATGGACCTGGCTAGGTTCATTGCTGGTGCGTAAGTTACTGCTGCACTGCGTCTGTATTGCAGGCGGGTCTTTTCTCTCCACTCATTGGGTGCATTGATGGTGGCGCATTCTGCTTCTATGCGTTCATAGGAACTTAGGGCGTCTTCAAGCACTCCCATCTGTGCAGGGATGGTTCTAAGCCACACCATGGGTAGGTCTGATGACTGCATGGCTTGTGACTTACCCATAAGGGTCAGGCCAAGTTCTGCCACTTCTAACTGATCTATGGCTTCTTGCAAGACTTCTTCAGGTGTCACTGTTCTTTCCCATTCACATAAGGGTTAGGTGCAGATAGGTCATCTGGAGAACCTGCGCCTTTGGCCCAGCCTTCTTCCCAGACTTGTGCTTTTACGTCACGCTCATGCGCTGTCCAATAAGTTGGGTTGCCTTTTCGCGTTTGGTCAATGAACTCCCAGACAGCTTGGGCTTTTACTTCAGCAAGCCAACGGTCAAACTCTTCGTATAGTTTTTTATCTGAGCGCATCTCTGAACTGTTAGCAACATAGCCGTATCTCACGTTCTCTGTTGTAGGTGTGTAGTCACTCACTTGTTCTCTCCCTTGATACGAAATGGTGTCTTACCGTCAGCGGGGATAACCCAATCGTCAGCCATGATGTCGCCTTCTTGAGGTATGTAGTCACTCATTTGTTCTTTCCCCTTGCTGCTTTGATGGTCTCCGCTAATTGTGCAAGTTGCCATTCAGCTATGGCTTCTCGTTTTACTTTGGCAAGCCATAGGTCAAACTGCTCTGGTGTAGTTTTATAGCCAGACTCAAAATAGATTTCACGTATTTCTTCTGTTGTAGGTGTGTAGTCACTCACTTGTTCTCTGCCTTTCAGAACTATCCCGTTTTCGGTATAGTTTTGTGGCTTACAAAACTTGCAGCTTCCGCAAACACATCCGCCAACACTCACTTGTTCTCTCCCAATGAGTTCAAAAAGGCAGCGACACGCTTCCCCTCAGTTCTTGGCATGACTTTGATGCCTAGCAGGACTAGCAAAATACCTATGTTGACTCTCACTTGTTCTCTCCCTTACACCCGTAAGCTTCATGGTTTACCTTGATGTCTAACCCGCCCAGCTTTAGCTGACGTAGGTACAGGTCTACAGCGTCACGGTAGAAGTCACGCCACTCAGGTTTCATCTGCCCGTAATACTCTGGCTGGCCAAAAGCTTCATTCATTACAAGTTCTTCGTAATTGCCAGTCTTTCGGTCAATGGTGATGTTCAGCGTCACGCTTCCCTGTAGGTCAAGACTGCGACACCAATTCCACTGACCTTCTACGTTGTTACGGAAGCCAAGGCGTTTCATGTCCCTGTTTGGTAATACTTTTGTTACCCCATCAATCATTTGTTTTCCCCCAATGCGTCTTGTTCAATCAGTTCACTTGCTGCGGTCAGATGGTTTGCTTCAAGTAGTTTGATGATGCGTTCACGCTCATAAACCCCCAGCACAAAGCAACAGCCGTCACAGCCGTGATTGTTAGCTGAATGACCTATCCCGTGGATACAGTCAAGTTCA